ACTGTTTGCTGCCATCGAATTAGTCTTCGATGTACAGGAAAGCGCGATTCCGCACGCTGCTCCAAAAATTGGCACAATGTCGGTAAGACATTGCGCTTCATAAGCATCCTTACCCAGTATGTCCATCAAATTACAATGAACTGACTGAATAGGATACCCTATCTTCTCTAAAACTAAAACTCCTAAACTTTCTGCTATTCTTCCTAAACTTCTAACACTATCTCTAACTAGATATAGTACATAAATAAAAATAAATATTGACGCTGCGACTGCAAACGTCTTTATTACTTCCGGCGTTATCGTCTCCGACAACGCACAAACTGCACTAACAAATCCTTCTCTAATCCTTTCCCACACTCCTGCAAGAAACTCTAACAAACTACCTAACGCTTCACTAAAACTACTAACTAATCCTTTCAAACAATCAGCAATTCTCGCGGGTATTTCTCCCACAAAACTACTAATAACTGAAAAAACTGTTCCTGACACTGCTTCATGAACCTCTTCAGATCCACTGGCATCTACAATTACATCCTTAACAAAACTGGACGTAACTCCTACTACTTTACTTCTTAACGTATCCCACATCTGTGCTTCAAACACAGGGGGTATCGTTTTCGTGGCAATCCGGGTCGTCTTAAAACCCTTATCACTCTCTACTCCTTGTCTAAATCTACTTGTCATAATAAAGTATTCTCTAACCCTCTTCTCGAAATTATTTGTGGTCTTCCCACAAAATACCTCCAAAAAAAGTTTATAATTCTTAACAAAATAAACTAAACTATCTGAGTGCCTGTTCTCAATAGGCACTGCTTTTGATTTCAAATTAGCTAAAACTTTCCCTTCTTCAAAGAAAGCTCTGAAAAACTTAAAATACACTCTATCTTCTATCTGCTCAGAAATTAACCACATGTTCTTATACAAAACACGTGATACATTCCTAAACGCTGCTCCTAACACTTTAATGTCAAATTCTCCTACACACACACGCGGAAAAATCTTCTTCAACCGGTGTGTCTGACTAACTGTCAAAACTGGCTCCTTTAAAAAACGGACGCCACACGATGCGTAACTATCTACATATTTATCATTTGGACGGTTTTTCCCGACCATCCATTCACTTTGCTTATTGCGATTTCGGGCGATAGCAACTTCTTCTCTTACTGTTGCTCTCTGTTGTTCTTTGTACGCATTCTTCTTCTGCCAATACTCCATTACTTTGTCTACTCTACTTACTGAAATATCAGACATCTCCTTATTAAGGGAGACATCCTCCATTTCTCTCTCTACTAACTCTAACAAAGTTCCATACTTCAGATCCTCAATGTGTGATTCTTCATCCCACATAAAAGGTCTCTTCGATATATATCCTATATTAACATAAAGTCCTCTATGGACTAGATCGTGGATTACTACCTCCTGGGCGGGAGTGTAGTTCACACTATTAGCTGGGCTACCATTCTCTATAACTTTATCCATTGCAAATCATAAAAGCTGGGGGCTGTGTTCTTCTACTTACGTGAACACGGCGTCTAGTTTTACATCTTTCTGCGGTGGATGGACGGTATGCGGGGTCCGACACCCCTACCAATCAAATCTTAATACGACATCCATAATGATACAAAAGTCGAACTACGCTTCAAACGCTTGCTCTGTCTCTGCCATTCACTACTTCATTATATGCCTTTTAGATTCGGCGGTACATTTATCAACTGGATTTTTATTCCCCGTTGTAAATCGAACAAAGATCTAAAAATAAGGTCTTCGGCACGATATCTAGTCGTCGCTTCTTTCTTTACTAAAAACTCATTATTCACTGTCAAGGCCATTTTTCGCTCCTTCACTATTTCTAGTGATATCTAGACTACCTTAAAAGTTCCTATCAACTGAATAACTACTTCCGTATTGCGAATACTTCTTTCAACTATCATGTCCCTTCCTAAGAACATTACCCTAAATCTCCCTTTCACCTGTAGGCGATACAAATGGTGAGTTGATGCTTCTCTGTGGTCGACTCGACACCTCCTCGATACTGCACTCTCACTATCATCTGCTAAACATTACTACACGAACTGAAAAGTTAAATTCTCATTCGTTCTAAAACGAAGTTTGATTAACTACCTGTCAAAAAATCACGGTACAATCAAATGATCTAAATAGAACTGTATATCAATCATCCCAAAAAAGGGAATTAAACTTGATACTCTATAAAATAAAATATAATAAACAACTTGTAACTGTCGAACGCACTGCTGAAAGCAGGGATCTATGAAATAACTATCTAAAACA